CAATCCAAAAGCACCAGGTTCTGCAGTTATTAATGCACAGTTTTCTGATATGATTATCCAATATCCAGGCATTATAGCAAATATACCTGAATTAGAAAATGCTGCAGCTGGTATCGGTATTACTAATATGCTATCTGAAATTGATGGTGTCAATCGAAGAATCCCATTAGTTATAACATATAATGAAAAGATCTATCCAAGCTTATCACTTGAAACATTAAGAGTTGCAGTTGGCGATTCTACTATACAGGTTAAATTGTTTGAAGGTGGTATAGAAAAGATGAGGATACCTGCGGTTGGTCAATTATCAACTGATGCGTTAGGTCGAATATGGATAGATTATAGTCAAAAATCAAAATCATTTTCAGCAGTAGATTTACCAAAAGACTTTGATGGTGGTATAGTTATTGTTGGAGTAACGGCAGCAGGTTTAGCTAATCCTTTACCGACTGCGATTGGTGGTCTATGGCCACAAGATGTTCAGGCTGCAGTGATAGGAACGCTTGCAAATGGTGTTAATATACAACGACCAGACTGGGCAGACGGAGCTGAGATACTTGCATGGTTAGTGCTTGGCATTATTGCGATATTTTTAACGAGGTGGAAACATGGTTACTTTGGTATTATTTTCATTGGGATTCTTATGTATTATAGTGGCAATACACTTTTTGCACAATCCTCCGCACTGGTCGATATATCTTACGGTATTTTGGCTCTTGCTATTGTATATCTACATAGCTATACTGTTAAATTCATAACAGAACTTAATCAAAAATTACAAATTAAGAAACAATTTGGTACATACTTATCACCAGCTCTTGTAGAAAAACTACAAAAGAATCCTGAGTTATTAAGACTTGGTGGTGAAAGAAGAGATCTATCTATAATGTTTACTGATGTTCGAGGATTTACAACAATATCAGAACACTATGGAGATAACGTTGAAGGTTTAACCGAGATCATGAATCGATATATGACAGCAATGACTCAAAAGATATTAGATAATAATGGGACATTAGACAAATATATTGGTGATGCACAGATGGCATTTTGGAATGCTCCATTAGATGATAAGGATCATGCGATTAATGCAGTTAAGACTGGTTTACAAATGTTAGGGGACTTAGATGAATTCAATCAAGAAATTTCTAAAGAAGGTATCCCACCATTCGGAATGGGATTGGGCATTAATACCGGCAGTGTCATCGTTGGGAATATGGGTAGTACTCAAAGGTTCGACTATACATGCCTGGGTGACGCAGTTAATCTAGCATCAAGACTTGAAGGACAATCTAAGACATACGGTGTTAGAATTATCCTTGGAGAAGGCACTGCAAAACTTGTAAAAGATAAATATACAGTAATAGAGTTAGATACCATTGCAGTTAAAGGTAAAACTGTAGGGGTTAAGGTATATACAATTGCTAACATTGCAGACATAACTGCTCATAAGAAATATTTAAGAGCGTATTATGCAGGTCAATGGGATACAGCGATTGTTATGATTCAACACTTAGTGAAAGCAAATTCTGAATTGAAACAATATTATACAAATATGCTAGAACGGTTGAATGGAGGTTGTCCTAAAGATTGGGACGGTACATATAAAGCAACAAGCAAATAACGGGAGATTATTATGGCTGAAGATGTAAAGGGGTTTCACCCAGCAGATACAAATGGTGATGGAGTAGTTTCACCTGAAGAACAAAAAATGTATCTGGAATTTAGACGAAAAGAATTAGAAGACCAAGATGCAATGAGAGATGCACAAAGAAACATGGCATGGTTTGCATTATTTGGTATGCTACTCTATCCATTTGCTGTTGTACTTGCAGTATTATTAGGTTTAGATAGTGCAGCTAAAATTCTAGGCGATATGGCTGCAACATATTTTGTTTCTGTTGCTGCGATTGTAGCTGCATTCTTTGGTGGACAAGCATTCACTGCTAAGAAAGCTGCTGACAAGTAATATAAATAAACTTTTCAATTGAAAGGTTATTACTATGGCAAAGAAAACAAACTCAGCAATTAAAGTAGCTCACGAACCAGTCTTAAAAAGGACAAGTCAAGGTGGGCGTAAACCAAAGATGCAGACTATGAATAAAAATAAGAAAGCATCTTTTAAAAAATATCGAGGACAGGGTAGGTAGTCTACCCTGTTTCACCAACAATGTTAATGAAAACGCTAAAATCGGCAGTTTGGTATGTTTTATTAATTATTAGTTTCTGGAAATTGATTGAATTCATAGCTGAATTCATCGCAAATATTATTGTACATTAATTCATAATTTTGATATAATACTATTATATGTTAGTAATAGTGTTACAAATTTGTTACAATTTAATTACATAAAACTGTTTACATTAATTAGAAAACAGTATATAATGTATATAAATGGTAAACAAAGGAGATGGATTATGAGTTTTAGTGCAAAAGAATCACTTAAATTTTATAAAAAATATAGTTACGACGAGCTTGTAACTACACTATCAGATTATCATAAAGACATATATGGTTTCCGTTTACGTATGAACGGGGAACCATTAAAAGAGATATTGAGACAATTATTATTCTTAGATAAGCACATGGCTGATCCACGTAATCGTGAAGAATTACAAGAAAGCGGTTGGATCTTTGATGAACCTATCAAAGAAGAAATAGTAGCATCCATGGATCCGCACCCTTGGGGTCCTGGCTTTGGTGAAGAATAAGTTCTGCGCCACTTAATACATACATGCGGACATATTCCGGAACTGTTTCCGCGGGTCAGACTCGACGGAGTTGTGCAGAACTTTTTTATTATTAACTTTGAGGTATATTATGGAGAATTATGATTTTACAACAGACAATTTTAAGAACTTACTTAGGGCTAAATTACAAGAAAATGAAGTCAGCGTTACTTTCACCAAAAGGGACGGAACTGAAAGAGCAATGCTCTGCACACTCTCAACTTCCAGAATTCCCGGAGAACATGTACCTCAAGGAACAGGAGATACCAGCTCTACTGAAACCGTTTCCAAAGAAGCGCTGCGTGTCTTTGACCTAGAAAAAACTGCCTGGAGATCTTTCAGGTGGGACTCAATTAAGAAAGTAAATTTATGATTATTAAACCATTGAAGAAAAATGTATTATTAGCAGAGCTTGCTATTAATAAAGTTACTGAATCAGGCATTATTATTGAAAGCAACCAGGGTGTAGGAGAATCTAAAAAGGCAAAAGTTTTAGCAGTAGGGCCAGATTGTACCGAAGTTGTTGTTGATGATATTGTATTATTAGATTGGAGTAAAGGTAAAGTTGTTACTCTAAAAGAAGGACAGCGTATTATGATTAGTGAAAATGATATTGCTGCTATATTATAATGTTTATTACAGGAAATACTATGCAATTATTAAGTGAAGATAAAAAGAAAATCAAAGAAGCCTTACAAGAGGCGTCAAACTCATTATTACGTATCGATGCAGAACGTGATATGATCAAACATATAGTTGATGATTTAAATGACAACTATAAAATTCCAAGAAAAACCATTAATAAAATGATTAAAGTTCATCATAAGCAGAACTTCCAAGAAGAGGTTGCTGAGCATGAAGAATTTGAGGTGATGTATCAAAATATTACTAAAGCCGAATAAATTATTGTACATTAAATCGAGTTTAGTGTATAATATCTATATTATATTAATTATGGGAGCAATTAATGGCGTTATCTAAATCAAAAGCACATGCTATGGCTAATCGGCTTAAAGGTGCTGATAAAACTATAGTCACTAAAGAAAACTATCAATCAACGTTGATGGCCGCACTTGGCCAATACAATCAACTAGAAGATAGAGTTCTTTCTAAAGCAGTTATTAACTATGTTAGAAAGACAGATAAAACAAAAGCTAGTATATTATCAAAAGCAGCTAATTGGGAACTTGGTAGTGCAGGTAAACTCATTATGATATTAGATGCTGGTGGTTATCTATCTGATGATCATATGAAAGTATTACAACAAACAATTAACATAACATACGAAAAGTATTTAAAAGTTATGAAGGAAGAGGCTAAAGATGATGTAGAAGAGTCTAAGCCGAAAGCTCCCGTTATATCGATTGACCAAAGAATCATCGATGCGGCTCGGACTCAAAGTGAGGATATTGATTATGCCATTGATGCGTTTATCAATACCAAAGCTTCTTCCTTCTCCACTAAAGCATTCTTACTTAAAAATGGTACCAGTGGTGCTGTTGCTAAGAAGATTGCAGACTACTATGAATATCCTTTAAAAGAAGCACAGGAAGCTCTAGCAGGTGAATGTGAACAGCTTGTTGAAGGTTATTCTTTCTTTACTAAAGCAGAACTTAAAAAGTTTATTGCTTTCTTACAGTCTATTGTAGATGAATGTCGACAACATGCAGTTGTTGTCAAGAAACCTAGAACAATAAGAGCTAAACCACCAGGTGTTATTGTCAAACGTATGAAATATATGGTTAAGTTTGACGAACTTAATATGAGATCAGTTGATCCTGCAGGAATTGTAGGTGCTGATATGGTCTATGTTTACAATACTAAGAATAGAAAACTATTTAAATATGAGGCTGAAGATAACTCAGGGCTTACAGTAAAAGGTACAACAATTATAAACTATAGTGTTGCTAAATCAGAAGCTAAGACAATACGTAAACCTGAAGTCTTCTTTAAAGATTTAAAAATGGCTAAACGTGAAGTGAATAAACAATTTAATGACTTGAAAACTAAAGGATCTGCAGTAAATGGTCGAGTTAATCAAGACTGCTTAATATTAGGAGCATTCTAATGATTATACTTGACTATAGTCAAATTGCTTTATCAAATATATTACCATTTCAGAATGATCTGAAACATAATACACCTGAACAAACGGTTGATTTGATCCGTCATGCGACAATCTCTACCATTAAATCATATAAAAAGAAATACGCTCCCGAATATGGTGATGTAGTGATTGCGTGTGACGGTAAATCATACTGGCGTAGAGATGCTTTTCCTAATTATAAAGCAATGCGTAAAGTTAATCGAGAAAAGTCTGACTTAGATTGGAAATTAATCTTTGATACTCTATCACAAATAAGAGAAGATATTAAAGAACATTTTCCATATAAGGTTGTACATGTAGATAAAGCAGAAGCTGATGATGTGATTGCAGCTTTAGTTAAATATAGTCAAGAGAACGAATTGCTTACTGAAGGTTTATTTGAAGAACCACAAAAGGTATTAATTGTTTCTTCTGATAAAGACTTTATACAGTTACAAAAGAATAGAAATGTAAGACAATGGTCTCCAATGCAAAAGAAATTTATTGAGTCCAGTCAAAAAGATATTGATGAATATATTGTTACTCATATTGTAAAAGGTGATAGTGGTGATGGTATACCAAACATCCTTAGTAAAGATGATGTATTCATTAATCAAGAAAGACAGAAGCCAGTGATGAAGAAAAGATTGGTTGAGTTTTATGAACAAGGTATAGATGCTTGTCGTACTGATGAGGAAAAAAGAAACTATCAACGTAATATTATGTTAGTGAACTTTGATTATATACCTAAAGAAATACATAATTCTATCATTGAGGAATACACTAACTGTAAACCTAAAGGTGATAAGATGAAAATTATGGATTATTTAATTAAAAATAGATGTCGACTATTACTTGATGACATCGAGGAGTTTTAAATGAAGTATTTAACAGAAGTACTAGAAGAAATTAATGCAGATCCTAAAGCAATTAACAATTATGTTAATGATCAAGCAGTTAGAATTATGCTTGAATATGCTTTTATACCTGAGAAAAAGTTAAACTTACCTGAAGGAGATCCTCCGTATAGAGAAGATGCTGCTCCATTAGGTATGTCACCAGTTAACTTAAGAATGGAAATGAAAAAGCTTTATATTTTCCAAAGAACAGATGTTAAGCCATTGCGTCTTGAGCAGTTATTTATTGAGCTATTAGAGAATGTGCATCCATCAGAAGCTAAAATACTTCTTGCCATTAAAGATCAAAAGCTTAATAAGTTATATAAAAAGGTTACTCGTAAAGTTGTAGAAGGTGCTGGAATAGTTCCTGTTCTTGAAAAAGCTAAATAATTTTACATTAAATAACTTTTTTGATATAATTAGATTATGAATATTTTTTACTTACATGAAGATCCACAAATATGTGCACAGTATCATGTAGATAAACATTGTGTTAAGATGATTGTCGAAACATGTCAACTATTATCTTCAGCGCATAGATATCTAGATGGTCATGAAATTATTGGGCATACACGAACTGGTAGGAAAGCTAAACGCTGGGTCCTACCAGATTATCGTGAAACTCAGCTCTATCATGCTACACATATTAATCATCCATCAACAGTATGGACAAGACAATCAAAAGCAAATTACTTATGGTTACATTCATTATTAATGGAATTGCTTAAGGAATATACTTATCGTTATGAAAAAGAACATAAGTGTACAGTACTAGCTGAAGCTCTTAAGACTCCACCCACTAATATTGCTGATGTGCCATTTACAGAACCAACTCCTGCAATGCCAGATGAGTATAAAATACCTGGCAATTCATTACAATCTTATCATAATTACTATAATGGTGAGAAACAAAGAATGTTTAATTGGAAGAAAAGGCAAGCTCCAGAGTTTATAAATAACAATAATATATTAACAAAGGATAATTATGCCTCTGTATGATTTTAAAGATACAAACACAGGTGAAGTATTCGAGAAGTTTATGAGTATTGCATCTAAAGAAGAATACTTAAAAGAAAATCCACATATAGAATCTGTACTCGGTTCTAATCCATTAATTGATCCCGTAAAACTAGGCATTCGTAAAACTGACCAAGGTTTTAAGGAAGTCATGCAAAAGATTCACTCTAGATCTCCAGGATCTGAACTCAATAAAACATTCAATACGTAAGGAGCTATATGGCTAGACGTAAGGCAGCGTCTCACCCGGAAGGTGTTACGCAACCGCAAAAAAGTAATTCGTTAACAATTAAACCCGATATGCTAGTGAAGATTGATCCACTAACAGACAATCAAAAAAAATTCTTTGATGCATATAAGTTAGGAAGTTATTTTATAGCATTACATGGGGTTGCAGGTACAGGTAAAACATTTTGTGCTTTTTATAAAGCAATAGAAGAAGTATTAGATAAAGGTAACTTCTTTAAAAAGATTATTATTGTAAGATCTGCTGTACAATCTAGGGATATGGGACATTTACCTGGAGATGTTGCTGATAAGATGGAAATCTATCAACAACCATATAAACAGATCTGTGAAACATTATTTGGTCGGTCAGATGCTTACCAAAGATTAGAAGAACAAGGATACGTTAGGTTTATATCTACATCATTTATTCGTGGTATGTCATTTGATGACGCTATCATTATTGTAGATGAAATGCAGAATATGAACTTTGAAGAGATAGACACTGTCATGACACGAGTCGGTTATAGATCGAAAATCATGTGGTGCGGTGACTATAGGCAAACAGATTTAAGGAGGGCGAATGATAAATCTGGCTTGCTTAAATTTTTCGATATTGCTCAACATATGCAGTCATTTGAGCGTATTGAATTTACAGTAGACGATATTGTAAGATCTAGTTTAGTTAAAGATTATATTACAGCTAAACTAAGATATGAAGATGTTGTTGAAGACAAATAAGGAGAAACTTATGGAAGGTTTATTAACAATGGTCATGGACTGGGTTAAAGCCCGTTGGGCCGAAAGAACATCATGGGATGGTGCAGCACTAATTGGTGTTGGTGTATTAGCATTAGTAGCACACCCACTTGTGAACATCGCAGCCTGGGCCGCAATTGGTTACGGTGCATGGACACTATGGAAAAAAGAAAAATAAGGGAGTAAAAATGTCATTTGAATTCGATTTCACACAAAAAAAACTAGAGGACCTTTTGAAGGGAAACAAAGAGGTATCATCTTGGCATGAAGCAATGGTTGAATACTTTCCTAAATTCGAGATTACAACAGCACCTAGAGTTGCAGCATTTATTGCACAGTGTGGACATGAATCAAGGAATTTTACTGTACTAACCGAAAACTTGAACTACTCGGCTGAGGCATTAGATAAAATATTTCCAAAGTATTTTAAGAATGCTGGCCGAGATGCTCAAGAATATCACAGACAACCAGAAAAAATCGCCAATGTTATCTATGCTAATCGTATGGGTAATGGTGATACAGAATCTGGAGATGGTTGGTTCTATAGAGGAAGAGGCCCAATCCAATTAACTGGTAAGGATAACTATACAAACTTTGCTAATGATTTCTTTGATGATCCTGAAACAGTTATGGATGATCCTGATCTATTATGTGATCACATACCAACCTCATTATTAGCTGCTATTTGGTTCTGGAATAAGAATGGATTAAATAAGTATGCTGATGAGAAAGATATTAAGGGTATGACCAAACGTATTAACGGTGGTTATATTGGTTTAGAAGATCGTATTAAACATTACGATCATGCTATGGAAATATTAGGATAACTAATGATTAGACATAACTATGGTTTAAGACCAATAAGTATTGGTTTATTACTAATACTTGCAGTTTTATTATTAACCAGTTGTGATAAGGCTGAAGAGCCTATAGTATTAGAATCTGAAACAATTACTATCACTCCAGAGGAGCCTGCCGAGGCTCCAAAGGATGATACTAAGTATACAGAAGATGGCAAAAAACTGCCTACATTGAAGAAAAAATATCAATAAAACAGTGTACTTTAATTAGTACTTATGATATAATATCTATATAATGAAAAATTTTATACATCATGAATACCCTGTGATTAAACGTATCGATACCGATAATGGTAGATTATACGAAGTTCCTAATGGGAATCGTTACCCATCAGTTACAACTGTAACTGGCAAATTAAACGAAGCTGCAATTAAAGCATGGCGAGATCGCGTTGGTGAAGACGAAGCGAATCGTATATCGAACAGAGCAGCGAGTAGAGGTACTCAGATCCATGAACTATGTGAATCCTTTCTTAAAGGCGAACCTCTACAAGTTGATATGTTTAACCATGATATGTGGACATCTTTGAAACCTATTGTTGATAAGATTGATAACATACATGCGTTAGAGAATATGTTGTATACTGATAAGCTTGAAATGGCCGGTACAGTAGATTGTATCGGTGAATATGATGGTGAACTATCTGTCATTGACTTTAAGACCGCAAAACGTCCTAAAGAAGAATCCAAGATTGAAAATTATTTCATTCAGGCTACAGCTTACTCTCTTATGTTTGAAGAGATGTACAGGATTAAAATACCTAATATAGTTATTATAGTTGGTGTGGATGATGAACTGCCGCAGGTATTTAAAAAGAAACGTAAAGATTATATCGAAAAGTTAGTTAAATTGCGTTTAAACGTAAAAAACAATGTACTTTAATTAGTAATTAGGATATAATACTAAAATAAGGAAGTAACTATGAAACCAAGAGTTATTGTACTTGCAATTTTTATTGTATTTGTTTTATCAGTGGCAATTTTTGAAACAGAACCAGATGCTAAAACATCTTATCAAGAAGAACAGATAATAAGATACTCACAGTTAGATGAAATAGATCGTAAACAAGTTGAGTGTTTAGCACAAAATATATATTACGAAGCTAGAGGCGAAGGCAAAGATGGACATGTCGCCATAGCTTTAGTAACAATGAATAGATCATTAAGTAAACTTTACCCAAATAATCTATGTCATGTTGTTAGAGAAAAGCTTGGAAAAACCTGCCAATTTACATGGTGGTGTGATCCAAGTCTTAGAAGTAAAGCAACAACATATAATTATACACGAGAAGAAAGAAAAGTGTATAATTATATTAGAGAATTAGCGATGCATATATATGTTAATCGTGATCATATAGAAGACTTTACAGGAGGTGCAATCTTTTATCATGCCAACTATGTTAACCCACGTTGGAAGTATAAAAAGACTGCGCAAATAGGAAACCATATTTTTTATAAAACGAGATAACAATGGATAATAATGACGATGTAGTAACAACAAATCTCCTGAATAATTTAACTAATAACGTACATATCAATGCAGTACATTCATCTAGTATAACACATGAAGTATTTCTTGATATGGATATTGAAGATCCTCATAAGTATAGGAATTTAATCTCATTATTAATTAATGCACCAGCAACTGATCGTATACATTTATACATCAATAGTAATGGTGGAAATTTAGATACAGCCATAGCAATTATTAACGCTATGATGGTTTGTCAAGCAGAGATAACAGGATTTTTAATGGGTGCATGTCATAGTGCTGCTTCTATTATATCAATGTATTGTCACAATATACATGTATTTGAAACAGCGTATATGATGATACACACTGCATCTTTTGGTAACTTTGGTAATACAACAACTGTGAAGACTCAAACAGACTTTACTGTTGAACAAGTTGAGAAGTTATTAGATGATGCTTATAAAGGTTTCTTAGATAAGAAAGAATTAAACGAAGTGAAACAAGGTTTAGAACTTTGGTATGATTCTGAAGAAATTCGTAAGAGACTTAAGAAAAGGGTAGCAATCTTAGAGATTGAAGAAAAGAAAGCTACTAAAAAATTAAAATAAAAGGTAGGAATATTATGAGTGAATTGAGCGTTAAAACTGTACAAAATGGATTTATTGTTACTGATGTAGATCTTGGTGAAGAGTATATCTTTACTAAGGAGTTTCAAGTGATTAGATTTTTAAAAGAAAGATTTAAAGACGTGAAAGGATCTTCAAATGACTAAACTATTAGCAGATCTCTACCGTAGAAAAGAAGTAAAGAAAATAGAAGTTGTTAAGGAAGGCTTAGTTGTACGTAAAGCAGAACTCGATAATTTCTTTGAAGAATACTTACAACTATTTGATGATAAGATGAGTGTCATTGAAGATCAATCTCATCCTATATGGAAAGCATATAAAGTTAGATATAAAGAATGGCAAAAAGTCAATAATGATTTAAAACTTGCCAACTATTATATGGGAATGATTTAATGCAAGGCAAAATGTTTAAAAATACCCAAGAGTTTGCTATCTATATAGATAGTGTAGTCTCTGAATTAGGTCTGACCCACATGGAAGCCGTCTTAAAATACTGCGAAGAAAATTTTATTGACCCTGAAGATATAAGTTCTATGGTTAATAAAGCGCTAAAGCAAAAGATTGCAGTTAATTTGATGGATGAAAATATGTTACCAAAGAGGGCAAGGCTTGATATATGACGGGGTTTAAGGCTTTTAGATATTACATTGCATTAAAACTACATTTTACAAAAGAAAAATTTAACGTATTCGAAAATAAAGGTCACATTAAAGGATCTTATGCAACATTCAATGCACGAAATGATAAATACTTATTTGAGAAACTAGCAAGAAAGTTTCCAAAAGACCAAGATATCATACAGTTCATTGTAGCTAACTTATCTATTGGCAACGACAATATCATATATGGTATGGAAGAAGCTGAAGAGAATTACATACAATGGATAAAAAGAAAGCAAAGTATTACACATACCTTTCTAAATGATATAAATACAATACAATTAGAATCTGAGAAGAATAATTTTAATTTAGATCAGATAATTAATTGTACATTAAATCAGTTTCCATATATAATAAAACTATATCTTGGAAAATTGATATGTATGGAATCAATTGTTATATTAAATGATTTCGTACCAATGATAGCAAAATGGAAACAGGAGCCATCATTGATTTTACTAGAGAATGATATATTACGTATTGAAAAGCTCAAAGGCTTTGTCAAATACAATCGTGATAAGATTGAGAAACAAGTTAATGAATTTCTTACGACAATATATTAAATTTATACTACGCAAATACTAAGGAAATACTATGGATATTAATACGTTACGACAATCCCGTAATCAAGATTTCAATCAGATCTCATCTGCATTTGAATCTATCGCAAACCCAGGTCAGCAAGCCAAAAACAATTATGAAGATGATCGTATTTGGAAACCAACCCCTGACAAAGCAGGTAACGCTACTGCAACAATCCGCTTCTTACCAAAACACCCTGATGATGAATTACCTTGGGTAAAAGTATTCTCACATGGTTTCCAAGGCCCATCTGGTCGTTGGTACATCGAGAACTCTTTAACTACTCTAGGTGAAAGTGATCCTGTTGGTGAATTGAATTCTAAGTTATGGAATTCTGGTGTAGAAGCCAATAAAGAAATTGCAAGAAAACAAAAACGTAGATTACATTTCTACTCTAATGTTCTTGTTATTGCTGATCCTGCAAACCCAGAAAATGAAGGTAAAGTAATGTTATTTAGATATGGTAAACGTATCTTTGATAAAATTATGGATAAAGCTAAACCTACATTTGAAGATGAGAAACCAGTGAATGTGTTTGATTTATGGGAAGGTGCTAACTTTAAACTTAGAATGAAAAAAGTTGAAGGTTATCCTAACTATGATTCATCATCTTTTTCTGATCCAGCTCCGGTTGCACCATCAGATGAAGCAATCTTAGAAGTTGTTAATAAACAATATAGACTAGGAGAATTCCTAGATCGTAAGAACTTCAAATCTTATGAAGAACTAAAAACTAAACTTGATCAAGTACTCAGTGGAGATGGTGGCGTAGCTGCTTCTGCTTCTGATCTTGTACAAGAAGATATACCATCACAACCAGCACCAGAATATAGAGCAGCTCCTGCTCCTGAACCTGTAGCTGCACCATCTCCTGAACCCTCACTCAGTTCAGATGATGATGATGATGTTATGAGTTACTTCCAAAAGATAGCGGATCAAGACTAAGAAAAAGGGGCTTCGGCCCCTTTCTTTTAAAACGATGATGCATTAGACTCTAAGGCCCAATTTCCTCTATAATATGCAGAAACTGTATTATCATTATTTCTAACTTGTGGTCTAATAAAGTTATTAGATGTTTGAGTGTTTATATTAGTATTTGTTGGAGCATTAATATTAGCATTACCTCCACCTTTTCTTGCTTCTCTATCATAATCTGATATTTGTTTACTTGTATCAGAAACTATATCTCCAGATTTTGCGTCATATACAACACCTTGTTTTATAATGTATTCTCCTGGAGGAAGATCTTCAACTTGTTGTCTTAATTTCATGCGTCTCTCGTCAATCATTTGTCTACGTTGAGACTTATTACTCTTTCTAGTAGCAGCCACTGCTCCAGCAGGATCTGCAGATTTTGCTATATCGCTTGCAGCAACTACTTGTTCTTCAACTTGTTCACTATCAACATCATCAAATCCACCCATTCCACGGGCAAGTTTTTCCATACCAACACCAGCTTTTTCTAGGTCTGGACCTAATGCTGCAATTTCTTGTAAGTTTTCTACAGTAGATTTTTGACCGGTTACTGCTCTAAATAAACCTCCAACAAGATTAGTTACCCCTGCTACAGCTTCGCCCGCACTAAATGCTATCAGACCACCAGCAATTGCAGTAAGACCTAAACCAACCTTCAGCATATTTCCAGCATCTAGTACAGATAATCTTTCAATAGATTCGACTATCTTATCCATAAATCCTGTAATTGCACCTGCTATTGTTGTAATCAAATCAGTAATGACTCCACCAATACGGACAATCATTTCTGGGATACCTTTAATAAATTCTATTAATACACTTCCCATTGTTTTAACTACATCAGATAATACTGGAGCAAGTTTTTCCATGAATGGAGCCATATAACCTAATGCTTTACCGATACCCATAAATGCTAATGTTAAAGCACCTAAACCCAATAAGACTGGAGGAGCAGCCAATGCTGCTAATGCAGGTACCATAGCCAATATACCTTGTGCTAATCCTTGTCCAATCGATTTTGCAAGTATTCCTAAACCTTTTCCTAATCCAGCAATACCTTTACCTAAAAATCCTAATCCTGCTCCAATTCCTTTAAGTAATCCGCCGCCTTTTGGTGTATCTTCACTGCCACCGCCTGTTGTAGTTGAACCACCAGTATTTTCAACAATTTTTTCTAATAATTTAGTTTGATCATCACGGGCTTTTATATCTTCACGTTCTTTTTCAGATAATCCTTTACTATCTTTTTTACCTTCACCATCCTTTTTAGATGAATTTTTACTATCTTTCTTATCGTCTTTAGATCCAAATGATGACATAGATGATAGTTTTGCTAATGCATTTAACTTTTGTCCTCGACCATCTTTTTTCATGGCAGCTTCTTCAGCAGTTTTTTCGTCAATGCCATTATTAATCATAAACTGCTTATCTTTTTCAACAGCAGTTTCTAATTTTGCTTGTTCTCTTCTTTGTTTTTGTTCTTTTTTTGCTTCGCCGCTTAATTGGAAGCCTTGTTTTAATTTATTGAAAACCCCTTTTACTTCAGGTACTTCACCAGCCATAACACGAGCTTTAATTCTATCATTACGTGCTTTTCTAGCTTCAAAGGCTTGGTCTATTATGCCACCGCCACCTTTTTTCACAATACCTGTTTTATCTAAGAAGCCTCTAGGGGTTAGAAAGTTAGCTACACCACTAACAGCTCCTCCTACTCCTCGCTTAACAGCACCACCAATATTTCCAGCAATAGTATTATGAACTTTTCTTTCTCGCTGTTCATCTAATATGGCTTTATTTTGTTTTGTTAGTGTGTCTTTAAATCCACCGGCTGCAATCTTTTTTAATTCTTTTGTTATGTCTGCATCAGACATTCCTTTAGAACGAAACTCTTTCTTAAGATCTAAGGTAGCTTTTGTTTGCCCCTGAAGTTCTTTATTTTGCTTTTCGTTAAGTTGTACTAACTTTTGTAGTATTTCTTTCATTAAGCTTTACTTTCTCTCTTTTGTTTCTCTTCTTCTAAGAATTGTATAAGCATAGCAACGTAGATTTCCCTCTCAAAAGGCATCATATTTTCTATATCAGATAATGAATAGTTATGATGCTGCATTAATGCAAAGTTTGTTTTATAGTGATTCTGCAAACTTTCATGAGAGAGATTTATTAAAAAAAACTTTCAAGTCCTCTTAGTAGTTTATTATGTTCTTTGTTACAAACTGGACATGTATATTGTATAGCATGTTCTAAAACTGGCATTGTATCAAAGAATTCTCTAATTTTTCCAAACTGTTCACCAGTTAAATTGTTTAGAAATTCCATTGTTTCTGCTTCTGGCTGTTCTTTAATATGAAATACTTCAGAACTATTATATACTGTATCAATACATTTTCCTATGATTTCAAATACTTTTTCGTAATCATTTTCTTCAGCAGATTCTAATTCTTTAATAATATCAATTGTTGGATATTTCATCATAACACCAACATCGTCAAATAACTTAATATTATTTGTATGCTTTTCATTTCTAGATACATTTAACTTTGTTAGATCTATGTTTACTTTTGCAACAGCTTTATCATCAGTACATGTATCGCATTCTAATGTTAGATCAATCATTTCACCTACAGATTTTGATCTTAATTTAACAAAAATATATTCAATATCAAACGTCGCTAGTGAATCAACATCTATATCTTGTTTTACACAAGATTTAATTACCTCTTTAATAGAACTTAGCATTACATGTGGATCTTCTGATTGTTGTGCAATCAATAATGCTTTTTCTTCTTTTATTAAAAATGGTCTAAATTCTACTTCTTTTCCTGTAGATGGCACCGTTAATTTATATATCGGTGCGGTATTCATTGGCAATGCCATTACTAATCTCCTTTATTATCTAAATCATTAAGTAGTTTATTCAACTCACTTGTACTGCCTACAAAGATAGCATTATTATTAGTAACGCCTTCTTTCTTTTCAGAACCTTTAGGGTTATCTAATTTTTGCTTTCTTTCATGTAGATTAAGTAGCTGTTCATTCACATCAGCTAGCTGCTTAATTAAGTTACCTACAACCTCAAACGCTCTAGGGTGTTCAGATTGTTTAGCAATCTCTAATGCATTCATCAATGCATCTTGACCATTAACTAAAAGTCCATGAAGGTTATCACGAGACCTGTCATAGTCAAAATTAATATTTTCTTCCATCTTTTTAGACTTAGGTGGTAACACCGTTCCGTCTTTCTTTATAACTTCTGTCTTATCCATAGGTTCTGTATCGAACACTTTAGACAGATTATCATCAGTACTCATAATATACCTCTATTAATATCTGTATGAAGCTCCAGACAAACTATGTCCTCCTAATTGAGGAGTTACGCTATTACTATTATAGTCACCTTGAAATGAATTAAAGTCACTAAAATAATCTGTTGGTAATTTCATTGAGTCGCCTAGAAATCCCGCAAAAAGCTTTTCAAAAAAGCCTCTATTATCTGGATATTGGACTGTATTCATTGATAATGCTGAGGTCCAATATTTGTATTGCATTGTTACATTTAATTTCATTACATCTTTATTTGATGCATCTAGTTGTATTTGTCCAATATCTTTTAAATATGCTTCATGTAATGTAACTAAATATCTGGTATTATCATATACATCAAATACAGTTATATCTATATCCCGTGTATAATCTGCATAATACCCAGTTTCTCTACTATATGTATCAATAATTGAACCTTGCCAATCATCAAATAATCTTTTAACATGCATTGAATTATCAACATAAAATGTCATTGATACTGGTTGAAATAGTTTTTCATATGGCATCTCTCTTACTTCACCATATGTTAATGCAGGGCTTGTTCCAATTGTAACTCCTGGTAGTGAAACCGAATCACAAAATAATAATACCTTTTGCAAATCAATTGCATTACTCATTCCAGGTGGATTAGGTATATTAACTATATACCTATTATTGCGCATTAAGCCTTCAGCCTTAATTTGAGCTATAAAATCGTTTAACTTTGCCATATTAACCTCTTAATGAGTCTTGCCAGACTTTTTGTTTTGATGATCCAACAAACTGTTCAACCGGTAATAACATTGCTGTTGCCCAATCATTTGCAGGAATAACTTTTAATTGTGTTTTTACATGGCCAGCAAGATATCTCTTAACACATGGCTGAGCTAAACGATATCTTGAAACCCCATCTATAAGACTCCATGAGTATTTTAATCGTGTAGTTTCATCCATACTTTTATTTGATGCAAAATCCATTAATCTTTGTAATAACATTACTCTCATTTGATACGGTAAATAATGCATATTTAAACCTGTAAATCCTGTAGAATCCTTTGAAAAAGGAAAAACTAAAGGAAACATATCATAATATGGTAATGTGTCTTTATGTTTTGGATCATATAAAAACATATATAACTTACCGGGCATAGGTCTAGATGTCAACTCTCCTCCTCGCATTGCTCTTTGCGGAGTTACTTGTTGACGACCTAATAATCTGGTTTGCTGCTGAAACCAATCTTTAGATTTCTTTGCAGCTTGACCTAAATCATATTGATTTTTATCAAAAATGTCTTTTAAAGATGCCATAATATTATTTATATGCTATATACCAAGTTCTTTCTCGGTTATTATTTTAAATTCATATCCTCTATCTTTACACCATTCCTCTGCAGCTTTCCATTTTGATTGATTTTTAATAAATGTATAGGACTCTGTAATAAATCTTCTTGTTTTCTTACCAGGATATTCAGGAGGTTTAGTTTGTGCATGTGGTTTGATTTCTACTATATAAGTCTTAATTGTACCGTCTGTTTGCTTTAATTTAATCCTAAAATCTACAAAATAACGATGTAATCTATTATCTGTATGACACCGGTATGGTATTACTGTCTCTTCTGATGACCATTTAACTACAGCCGGATTACGATCACACCACACAGCAAAGCGGGTTTCCCAACTGCTTCTCATAATGATATTTGTTGGGTCACCTTCATACTTTTCAGGGTAGATTGGTTGATATTTTCTTTTATGATACATATATCGTATATTTATTATAAATAATATAAAGACTTTTTAGGAAATGTAATGGCATTACAAGATATTGGAAAAAAGACAAAAGATCTTGCATCCTCTGTAGGAAAAGGTATTTCTGAAACGTGGAAAGAAGCTAGAAAAAATGCTTCAGATCCAACTTCTACACCTTTATATAATTTACAAAATAAACCATCAAAGTATGATAATAAGTATCAGGTAGAAAACCATTCATATCCTGAAGATATAGAAGGGCATAATGATGAATATGGATATAATTATGCTGTATTTTATATTAATGTTTCTGAAGATTCTAGATTAGTTAAAGAACAACCTGAACTATTTGTTAAAGATCAGCCTCCTAGAATTGTTTCTGAATCTACTGCTCAAGTACAGAATGGAACTTCAGGCGAAGCTGATGCATATGCTATAGCGCCTGCAGCTGTAAAAAATACAGCAGGTGCTTTAGGTTTAGGTGCCATAATTGGTGGAGGAGGGGGTGCTGCAACTAGTGGAGCAGGTTTAGCATTAACAACTTTAGGTGTAGGTGCAGTTGCATTATCAGCATCTAATTTCCAAAATAAAACCCGAAGATTAAAAACTGCAATTAAATTACATATGCCTAATCAATTAAATATTAGGTACAGTGCAAATTATCAAGAAGAAGAAGTATTAGATGATGCTCTAATTGGAACATTAGCCCAAGGTGGAGCAGCTATGCTATTTGGTGCAGAAAATGATGCTAAAGATACTGATGTAAAAGATTTAACAAATAAATTTGCGTCTGGTATTGCGGCCGCAGCATTATCTAAAGATATGGCCGGCGGAAAAATGTTACAGCGTTTAGGAAGAATTGCCCCTAACCCAAGAAAAGAGCAACTATTTAAAAGTGTTGATGTTCGAACATTTCAAATTGATTATCAATTTTTTCCACGTTCACCTAAAGAAATGCAAAATGTGCAGAAGATCATATATGAATTAAAATATCATATGCACCCTGAATATAAAGACGCTAATGCATTTTTATATGTGTATCCTTCAGAATTTGATATAGTATATTATCATGGTAACCAAGAAAACCAAAATATTCATAAACATACGTCATGCGTTTTAACAGAATTAAATGTTAACTATACTCCTCAAGGAAGATTTAATTCATTTGCAGGCGGTGCACCAACGCAAATTAATGTGGTAATGACATTTAGAGAACTTCTACCACTTACAAAAGAAACAATTAAAGGTGGTTTATAATGTATTTTAAAAAATTTCCAAAGTTTCTATATGATTTTACAATAAATGGTAAAAATCGATATTTATTAGTTAAAGATATAACACAAAATGTTCGTGTGCGAAAAGAGATACTCGAAAACATTACTCTTTATGATGAATATGATATACGTGATGGAGAAACACCAGAAATTATTGCAGAAAAAGTATATGGTTCTGCAACATATCATTGGGTTATAATGTTATGTAATCAACGATATGATTATATTAATGATTTCCCATTACCATTATATGAATTAGAACAGCATATTACTGAAAAATATGGTGTTGGCAATGAATACGATATTCATCATTATATTGATTCAAATGGAAATATTGTTGATTCTTCAAATCCTCAAGCCCTATCTGTTTCAAATTATGATTATGAAACTAATGAAAATGAAAAGAAAAGAAGAATTAAACTAATTGCACCTAATTTATTACAAACAATTCTCAAAAATTTTAAAGATAGTATATAATGAAAAATGATGAAGTAATACGCTTTGCCGGCGATATTAATATTGATAAGGCGCAAATTATTACTGCTACTGGGTTTTCGCAGGACATTAAAAACCAAGTAATGGCTATTGAATTTTATGAAGATATGTTTGCACCATTCATATCTGGACTAGTTGTAGTTAAAGAAACCTTAGACTATGCAAACTTATTCCCACTGATTGGTGAAGAATATATTACCCTTACTCTTAGAACACCGTCTTTTGAAGAAAAAAATATGACTATTGATGATCAGTTTGTTATTACTAAAGTAAAAAACAGAGCAAAATCCGGTGAAAGAAACTTATTATATGAAATTCATTTTATGTCACGTGAAGCTCTTGTTGATGTAAATAAAAAAATTAGCAAAGCATTTGAAGGAAAAGTTTCAGAAATTGCTCAAAGTTTTATTTTAGATAAATTACACGGTTTAGAGTCTAATAAAGATGTTTATGTTGAAGAATCCGCAAATGGTATTAAATACATTTCTAATTATTGGTCACCAATAACAAATTTAAATTATCTATCTCAGCTTGCAAAAAATTCAAGTGAATCTTCTGATTATATATTTTTTGAAAACAGAAGAGGGTTTAACTTTATGTCTATATCAAGACTATACAGTGAACCTGTTAAACAAAATTTTATTTCAGATGGATTCTTTAGAAAAGTTAATCAAGATGGGTCATCAACAAAAGATGTATTTGAAGAATACCGAAGAATAACAAACATAGAAGTTCCTGTTTTGTATGATTATATTGATCGTGCAAAAAGTGGAATGATGGCATCTAGACAAATTAAACATGATTTAGTTACTAAAAAATATACTGCTAAAAACTTTGATATGTTAGATGACTATGATGATTTCCCACATTTAAATCAAAATGCTCCTGTTTCATCAAGAAGTATTCGAAAATCTGTACAAAAAATGTTTAATTCTAATTCACATTATGGCGCATTTAACGGATATAAAGATACAACGGCTAGCAGAAGTATTCAACAGCGAGTGTCACAAATAAATTTAGCACAAATGCATAAAATACAAATTACTGTTCCAGGTAGAACTGACTATACGGTAGGGGATAAAGTTTATTTAGAATTAACAAAAAATGAAGTGGTTAAATTAACAGATGATGAAGATCAAAATTTAGATAAGATATTATCTGGAAATTATATTGTAAGTTCTTTAAATCATTTTATCACACGTGAAAATCATGAATGTGTATTAGAACTAATTAAAGATTCTTACATATTAAATTTAGAAGAAAATTTATAATGATGAAATTATATACAGGCGTTGTTGAAAATAGACAAGATCCTTTTAAACTAGGAAGATGTCAAGTACGTGTTGTAGGATTACATTCACACGATAAAACATATATTAAAACTGAAGATTTGCCCTGGGCATATCCACTTCAACCAATAACTTCGGCAGGAATATCTGGAATTGGGCATTCGCCTATAGGTCCAGTAGAAGGATCTTGGGTTATTGTTATGTTTAGAGATACGGCAGAACAATTACCTATATTAATTGGAACAATTGGTGGTATACCGCAAGAAGACGGTGCTATTGATGATGATAGTTTAGAAATGATTCTTAAGGAAGATGGATATCTTCCTGGTACAGGAGAAGAAACACTATCATCAAAAACGGGTGATCTTATAAAAAATACATCAGGTTCTCCTTTAGAAGAATCTACTGGTTTAGCCTCAGCATCATCATTTACTACTTCTTCACAAACTGCAAATGAATTAACAGGCTCATCGGTTTCTTATCAAGACGTTAAACTTGCGGCAGCAGAAGCAAAAGTTAAAAGCCAAGTTAAATCAGATATAACTCAATCAATGTTTGACTCTCTTGTATCATTAGAATATAATAAAACAGGAGCATTAGATAGTTCGTCTATTATATCAGATCTTAACAATAATGATTATCTTGCAGCGGCAACTGGCTTTGCTGAACAAGCTAAAATTAATGGAGCAATTAATCAAAGCGAATTAAAAAGTCGCTTAGCAGAAAAAGATAAGTTTATTGCTGAGGGCATCCCGGGGCCTACTGGTGACCTTATTCCAGTCAAGGCTGCTATACCTACAGTCGATTCTAGTACAACAGCGTCAGGTCAACTAGATAATGGTCTTAAAATGGTATTTGGTTTTAGGGATCCTAATGGTAAGTATCCCCTCTATAAATTTGAACCAGATACAAATAAACTTGCAAGACACGAAGATATAAAGAAAACAATTGTTCGTAAGAAAGAATTAGCAAGAACAAAGGATGTAGTGACTGCATTTAATGTAACATGGGATCAATCTCCTATACCATATAATGCAACATATCCATATAATCATGTTTATCAATCAGAATCTGGTCATGTATTTGAATTTGATGATACAAAGAATTCAGAACGGATTCATCTGTATCATTCAAAAGGTACATTCTTTGAGATAGATGCAAATGGCACTAAAGTAGAAAAGATTATTGGTGATAACTATGAAATATTAGAACGTAATGATCATGTATATGTTAAAGGTTCAGGTAATATTACTATTGATGGCAATTGGAATGTTAAAGTTAATAATGATACCAATATTGAAGTAATGGGTAATGTTAAAACTCATGTGCACGGTAATATGGAAACATCAGTACTTGGTTCATATAAAGTTAAAGCAGGATCAATTAATTTAGAAGCTCATGATGGTAATATTGATATGACTGCATCAGGTAATATTGCAGGTGATGCAACACGTATTGACTTTAATAGTGGGGTTGCGGTATCTTCAGGATTAACAACACCATTAGCATATGATCCAGTTATGCCAACATTTAAAGAACTACAGGTGATTACTCGCGGTGTAGAAGCTGCTGCTCACTATGAAACACCAGAAGAAGGCGATCCTACTGCATATATTGCTAAACGTATTAATGAAGGTACATTAGATCCAGAAGACGAAGATTTTGGTACAGTGCAAGCAACATGTAACGTAACACCAAACGGGGTTACTGCATTACCTCAATCATGCACAATTATCAATGGCATTGAGAAGTTTACACCAGATTTATATTTAAGTAAACACTTTACACTCAGTGCATTAACAAAGAATGGTTCACGTATGCCAGTAGCACAACAAGGATTATCACCAAATGAGATTGTATGTAACCTTAAAGGCTTATGTGAAAATATATTAGAGCCACTTGCTGAAATGTATCCAAATATGGTGATTACATCTGGCTTTAGAAGACCTGGAGATGTAAGAGGATCAAGTGCTACATCACAACATTATTTAGGCCAAGCTGCAGATATTGTCATACCTGGATTTAGTAGAGAACAGCATAAAGAAGCGGCATGTCAATTAGCAAAAATGGTACCGTATGATCAAATTATATTAGAATACTCGGGTAAGTCAACTGTATGGATTCATGTATCGTTTAAATATACTGCTAATCGATTTAATGCATTTACAATGAGGGATCACAAACGAGCCTCACCTAATGGTCAGTTTGTGTTGATTGCCTAATGGGATGGAGTCCAAGTAATACAACTCTCGGAACTGTTGATGAACGTGACGCTTTTAGTTTTACGATTACATATACTAATATTAGTGGACAATCTGAAAATGTAACAATAACAACAAATGATTCAGATTCTGGTGTAATTATAACAAATAACACTATTTCTGGCATTTATCAAGATGTATTTGATCAAACAATTAAATATAGAACAAAGCAAGATACATTTGTTGAAGTACAAAAATGGAGCGAGATAAACACAGATGAATTGTATGGTGTTTATCATTTTATACAAGATCCAGCAACAACAAAAACATATACATTCGAAGCAACTGCAGGTGGTGCTTCACAAACATATAGTATTATAGTCAATAATAGTCTTGATTATGATAAAAGACAATTAGCAAGATATGTAAATCCAGAAGGAATTATTGTTACATGGACAAATGCTAACGGTAATACAATAACTTGGGTAGATAATAATAACAACGAAATAACTTGGACAACTTAAATGGCAACACCTAATACATTTTCAGATAAAACTGGTCAAATAGCACTTACACTACTTGATGAAAATTTTGAGTATATTGATACGCAATTTAATTCTAATCAAGTAAAAATAGGAACAAGTGCAGGAGAAACTAATCAAGCAAATAGCGGCATAGCCGTAGGAGGATCTGCAGGAAAAACTAATCAATCTGCAAATTCTATTGCAATAGGTTTTGCTGCAGGGGAAGAGGACCAAGGTCAACAAGCTGTTGCTATAGGAGCAGCGGCAGGACAATCAAATCAGGGATTTGGTGGAGTTGCAATAGGCTCTAATGTATGCTGGGAAAATCAAGGGCAATTTGCTGTAGCTATAGGCACAGATACTGGACAAATTAATCAAGGCACTAGTGCAGTAGCCATAGGAAATTTGGCCGGCGCAAATAATCAAGGCACTAAGGCTATAGCAATTGGAGAAAATGCTGGATATAGTGGTCAATATCCATGGTCTATTGCAATTGGTTTAGATGCAGGTAAAACTAATCAAGGACAAACTTTTGGTGAAGCGGTTGCAATTGGTAGACAAGCGGGTGAAACTGATCAAGGAGATAATGGAACTGCCGTTGGTGCATATGCAGGTCAAACAAATCAAGGGCTTTATGCAACAGCATTAGGCACAAGTGCCGGTGGATCTAATCAAGGGGACTCAGCAGTAGCAATAGGACCTAGTGCTGGTTTATTTAATCAAGGTGATTATTCTATAGCAATTGGAACAAACGCTGGAAGAACTAATCAACACGCTAATAGTATTATATTAAATGCTTCAGGATCTAGTTTAGACTCTCCGGTGGTATCATCATTTACTGTGAAACCAATTGCGGAATTATCACAAACTGCATCAAATATATTACAATATAATCCAAATACTGGCGAGATAAATTATACTCCTGCATCTATTGCTGGACAAGTTGTGCATAA